ATCAACACTAAAAATTAATTACGTCGCCGAAATTGGCTGCACGACGATCCGTTAAATTACGACTAAAATCTATAACTCGCTCATCTATAGTATGCATTAGCTTACGACACTTATCATAGTCAGGAAAATTTGAGTAAAGATCTGCAACCTCTGTTAATTCAAGTTTTTTTGCAAATGACTCGTAGTCTGCATTATTCTGGTGACTCTTAAGCTCTTCAAACAATTGCTGAGATGATCCGCTGTATGAACGAGCCAACTCATGGAAATATTTAGCACATAAGTCATATGCAAAACGATTTGTAAACATAGTATCCCACGCCTGACCAAAAGACGACAAAAGAGAATCTATCAAAGTCGGGCCTTTAGGGGCGAATAGACGACCTATAGTCTCCGATGTGGCTTTAAATGGCAAGACTGCTGGCTCTCCTTTAGTCTCATCTCCTCGTATGAACTGTCGTTTAAGAAAGTTAGGGCCTCTATATAAAACTCGACCAAAGCTATCATACGTAGTAAAAAAACTAGAGTACGTCTCAGCGTCCTGTATAATACAACCAAAATACTTATTAAGGAACTTGGCGAAGGCGCTTTCTCGCAAAAGCCTACTCCAAATCTCAGGATAACAGTACAAATGGTCGTCTCCATATATTCCAATCGCTATAAGACCTGCAACAATGGCTCGAAGCATCTTCTTACGTACTCCAGGATTATTGTCCATCACATGAACTAAAAACAAACAGAACATGAACAACGTACACCACGAACCGCACGGAGACGTCTCAGGGCCTCCTGAATAAAGGGCTCCCATAATTATCGACCACAAACCATTCAAATGCAAAGTTGGTTTCGCGATCATATTAAATAAGGCCTCAGCGTGCGCTTGTACAAACAAGAAACGATCCTGCTCGGACATACTCTCAAAGTCATAATACACAGAATTAGAACACTGCCAAATCATCAACAACCAATCCACTATATGCTTATCATGGTGCACAAAGTCGCCCGAAGACCACTCCATACCAGGAATATTGTAACACATGTGCTGCGCAAACTGCAGTGCTCCCCCATGCCACCAAGGACGTCCTATATTGAACGTGTTACCACGCTCAACCAACATCCGGTCTTTATTTAACCACATCCCGTGAATAACATGCTCCAATCCCGGAATAAAGAAAACTCGCTTCTTTCGATGCAACTTCTCTAAATCCGAAACCACACCGCCATACTTCATACGACGTTCTATTTTCAAACGATGGACATTATAATTCGGTATCTTAACCCTTTCGAGACGACGAGTAGACTTCACCCAATCGATGTGCGACTTCAAGGCAGCCGAGACTTGCAACATCTTCGGTCCTTTCGTTCCGACTGTTACACGCTCCGTCCCCACCATCTTAATTGTCGATAATGGTCCAGGTCGCATTCCTGATGACGTCGCTAATCGCATCTCCGTTATGATCCGGGCAGGATTATACGTGAAAGTCAACGACTTAAACGCGTGTCGTGTCCCTAAAATATCATAGAGCATATTGAGGGCTCGAGGAACAAGCCGCATCAAATACTCATGATTAGGACCTCTAGGCACGTTGTTTACACTAAAGTCGTCAAAAGCCGTTTTATAATCCTTCTCATCAAACCGCTCATTGGTATGCACCCAATAAGGATGCCCAAAATTAGTACCAAAGACGTAATGAGAAAGAGACAACTTCTTCAGAGCCATAGAGAAGAGAGTTGGTACCCGACCAGGGGGAGATTGATGAATATCATCAGCTGGACTACGCCATAAATACTTCGAAGGGTCAACTCCTGGGAGTAAACTCGACAAGTAAAATGCGTCCGTGTTTAGTACAGCTCGATGCAACACACTAGGATCAACCCGCGGTTCAACTCGGATATTGCTACCAGATAGAAAGGGGGCTCGAATAAGATCCTGATTCTCCGCGTAATAAGATTGCATTAACAACGCCACTCCAGCCGTAAAGTTCTCGTCTAGAAGCGCCACAACCTCATTATCATGCATGGCATACTTCTTAACAATGAGAAGTTGCCACTCTCGCATCATTTCGATGGAGTTACGTTGTACTCCGTCCTTATAACGATCGAGACGCATGGTCGGTATTATCGATGCACCAGGATGAGTAACTATTATATCGCTGGTGCACAAACGGTGATCACATATGCCTACACACTCATAATTGAAAACGACTCTCATATTGGTCTTCCGGCAAAGTAGATATCGAAGAACTGCGTGATGCACTTGAGTAGGAGTGCGTAAAAAACGAGTATCGAAAGTTGATATTAGAATTGTG